AAAACCCTTGCGATAATAGTCTATATCATCAACAAATCTCATATTTTCAACTTTTTCATCGCTCCAAACTGGAATTGCAAGTGAATTTCCATAACGAAAATCAGGATTTCTACGAAAATGAACTTCGATTAACTTATCTCCAATGAATTCGCAGTTAATCCAGTCATAAGTTCCCTTTAGGTCTTTTAAAATCTCAGGAAATTCAACTTTTTGATCAATTTTTTCCCACTTTTTCCATTTATAATAAGGGTCATTCTCATCTCTAGTGCCAACGACAACCAATTCTGCCTTCTGCTGACAAAAATCAATACTTAAATGCTCACCTTTAAAGATTTCACACCAAAACTCACCTGGATGAAATTGATCAGTGTGTTTTTCAATCCATTCATTACGAGCAAAACGCCCCATACCGAGCAAGTTCACCATCGGGCGAACAATATAAAAGTCGGGTTGAGGAACAGTAGTCCCAACAGGACCACATGTATACTCTAAAACCCGACTTAAAAACAATTTATTATAAACCCAGAGGTCTGACGGATGTATATTTTCCCATTCATCATTACCGTCTAGGTAATACATTATCCCTTACCTTGCCCTCTATATTTTTTTCTAGCTCCATTACGAGAAGAGGCAGCGTATTTTGTTCCAGCTCCATCGCCTTGGCGAGACTTTTTAGGTGGTCCAGGACTATAAGACGTGCGCTTATTCAATCCACCAGTTGCTTTTGCCATTTATGATTCTCCAATAAAATTTCAGTTTCAAGATCTTCAGGGGATGGAGAACCTGTCTGATAAAATTCAATCGACAGATCCTCCATTACATCGAAATATTCTTCTTCTGTGAGACTTGAATAAATTCGTCTTCCTTTACAAAGAATATTGTAACGTTCGTTAGACATCAAATCACTCTTGTTTTTTCGTGACCAACGCGGATGCGAGGATCACACCAGATTTCAAAACCTGCTTCCTTTGCATCCAAACAGAATGATACATCTTCTCCACACATATCCTGAACTTGCCCAGATTCAAAGACTTGCATCTTTGGAGCAAACCAAGGATATTTCATTTCTGAATGTTCAAAGACTCCATTCTTAATCAACAACCAACCAAAACCAGTATAGTCTACTGTGAATGGCTTTCTACGCTTTGAAATACTTTCAACAGTTTCATGATTCATCACACCACCATTGTTTCGGAAATCATCTTCCTCTAACCAATGTGCCACTGAGGTTGTTACACCATCTTCAGTCGCATACCAACCAGCAGCAATGTCCTGATCCATTAGAACCAGTTGCCAAAACTTTTCAGTGTTGAATACAATGTCAGAATCAATCCAAAGTTGCCAATCATATTTCAGTTTCCCATCCCAAGGTACCTGATCAGGTCCTCTCAGAACATTTGCTCCCAAACACTTACAGCGAGCAAAATTAACCATTGATGAATAATCTTGCGAAATCTGAATGCTAGCACCTGCTTGAACTAAATCAAAACAAAGTTGCACGAAGTTCTTAAGATAAACATAAGAAACTCCTCTACCAGGCAGACAGAAAACAACTGACTTTCCTCGCACCATTTCTTTTGCCTTATTGTAATCCCATTCTTCAGCAGAATTACTTGGAGACGGTGCTTTTGCTTTTACTGTGAATCCTTTAGCCATAAGATAAAACGTTTACTTCAGTATCATACGTTATTATGTAGTGAATGTCAATCACTCCCGTTCTGAGAGAATTACTTCATCACCTTCGATTGAAAATTGAATCTCAGTATCTTCATACCATGAGAGTTCATTAACAATTTCTTCTGGAACAACAAGGTAGTACTCACCAGAAATTGGATCGACTTGTAGGGACTCAAAAATATCTCCGGAATTTTTTTTCATTTGGTGTATTATATGCGACCTTTTTCAGAATTATATAGTATCCGGAATTTTTTGAATAGAGAGATATTGAGAGGTCGATCTGGGTCGTTTATAGCTTAGGGTAGTGGTGCGTTTTTATATCACGGGGGCGCCCCCGATCGCGCACGGCGGCGGGGGACTGTCGTTCACGAACGAACGCATAAGGCGACCAACCCCCCACCAGACCCCAGAAGGTCAGAAGCGGACTGCCAGAGCAGAATGCCCGACGCGATCTGCCAGACGGTCACGGGCCGCGGCGATACGGTCGGCGCGATGCTGTGCCTTAGCGTTGCTAATGGTGCCCTTAAGATCAGCGACCATCTCACGACCCATCCCACCAACGGGATTCAGAGTGACCCCACGACCGACACACCGATCGCCGCTGCCCTGACCCCGACCACGAACGGTGACGGATTCATCTCCATCACCACGGCGGACTTGCCCAACAGAAGCGCCACGCCCACGCTGACCCTGACGCTGCCAAAGTTCATCAGCACGGGGGTTGCGGCGGGGCAGGCGGGTAACGGTGTAGGTCATCGGGGTGGGGTGGTGAACTGAGAGAATTGTAGCACGGGCAGGGGGAGGGTCACCAGGTCGGCAGTGCCTCCTGTGCCTCATCGCGATGTGCCTCAGAGAACTGCCCTGCCCACGTGACGGCATCAGTTCCCCACGGCGGGGTCAGGCGGTTGAAGTTGGTGCCGTCGTTGCGGTAGGCGACCCAGATGGTCTGACGGTCGGTGAGGCGGGTGGCAGGAGAGAGGCGCATTGGTTCGGGGTGTGAACTGAGAGAATTGTAGCACGTTCCGTGGCACAGATCAGGCGACGGATTTGGCGGCAAGCATCAGGGCGTGGAATTTATGGAATTCGTGGGTCATGCCAGGGGAGAGCGTCGGGCGTCCCTTGCTGCCGTGAGCGGGAAGGTGGAAGGTCTGAGCGATGGCGGGATGGGTCACCTTGTCGTGACTGCCACCAGGTTTGATCGTGCCTCCTGATTTAATGATGAGGCGGCGGGCATCGCGGATCTTCAGGGGTTGCATCGGGTCCGTTGCTTTGGTTCCCATAGCATAAACCCCCCAGCGGCGAACCGTAGGGGGGCAATGGTCAGATTCAGAATTGGATGGGTTCGGCGGTCGGTTCGCCGTCACCGTCCTGAGCGATGCGTTGTCCGTCAGAGAGTCCTTCCAGGATGCTCAGAATCTGGGAACCGTTGCGACCCTGGCGGAGCAGGGAAAGGGCAAGGTCAAGGGTCATGGGTATGCTAGGATTGTGAGTTGGTTTGGTGTGGGCGTCTTTCAGGGCGCACCCGTTCCCATGAGTCAGGCGGCGACCAGCAGATCCTCCTCCCAGCGGTAGAAGGTCAGAATCTCAGCGTAGGGGTCAACCTCCACAGTGGGGGCATTCGCTCTCATGATCGCTGCCTTGCACTGGGCGGCAATCTCATCAATGCTGAGGGCGCGGTCGGTGGCGGGGTTGTAGCGCATGGTGTGGTTCGTTTGAACTGAGAGTATTGTAGAGCAGTTTAGGGTCAGTGCTCAGGACCCGTATGCCAGTTGATCAATCGGCATAGAGGGAGATGAAGTCCTCCACGAACTCCCGTGCCTCATCGCCACTCATGCGGGAGATCATCTCACGGGCGACGGTCTCCCAGGAGAAGTCGTCTGCCAGGTCAAAGATGGCGCACCGTGCCTGAGAGGCGCTGAGGTTGGCGGCGGTGATCTGAGCGTAGGTCATGGGGTTCCTTTGAACTGAGAGTATTGTAAGGGGTCGGGGTGGGGTCTGAAGGGGTGGGTTGTGCCACCCCTTTGATTGTCACTCCATCCCCATCGCTTCCTTCAGGGCATTGTATGCCGCCAACCAGTGGGCGGCATCATCATGGTTGCCCTTGGTGCTCTCATCACAGGCGATGCACAGGAGCGCGGTGCGGATGGTGCCCCACTTGCCTTCGGGCAGGGTGACGGTCGTCAGGGTCTCAGGGTTCCAGGGGGCAGCGGTCATGGGAGGTCGTCTGAACTGAAAGTATTGTAAGGGGTCTGGGGGTCAGAATGCCACCAGCTGGTCCAGATCCCATTGTGGCACACTGGCGACCCCATCGATCACGTAGGCGCCCTGATTCTTCCGCAACCAGGCGTTGATGTGCTTGGTGGTGGTGGCGCTCCACTGGTAGGCGGTGCGGATCCACCCTTTGCCAGGCACGATCGCGGCGACGGGTTGATCATAGGAGAACAGGATGCAGGTCCCGTCTGCCAGGGTCACCTCAGTTTGGTTGCTGCCGACTTGCTGGACTTTCATGGTGGGGTCGTTTGAACTGAGATCAGTATAAGGGGTCAGCGGTGCCCTTTGGGGCAGGGAGTGGACAGTGCCTCAGGTGTCCTCATCCTCCCCCAGAATGAACCCATCAACCCATCCTGCTGTGTATCCGTCATCTTTGGTGAACAGGCGGATCTTAAGAAGTTTGGCGATTGCAAAGGGCAAACCGATCACCAGGGCTCCAGGGATGAGAATGGCAAGCAGTTCGGTCATGGGGTTCCTTTGAACTGAGAGTATTGTAGCGGGTCAGCGGGCGATCAGGTCGCCTGCAGTGTACAGTGCCTGAGCTGTCACAGTGCGGACGGGACGGATCGGTTCCCAGAGCAACCACAGCAGCAGAGCACCAACGGTCAGGCGAAGCATGGTAGCACGGTGGAAGTCAGCGGAGCGGGAACGGGTCAGGGATCGCATCATGCGGGCAGGATGGAGTCCATCAATTCAACTTCGCGGGGTCCGTCAACGATCCATTCCTGCCACTCTTCAAACAGAGCATTCCTGGCGGCAACGTTGCCACTCTGCTGATGATGGTACATTGCGACCTTGACGGCGTGGATCAGGTCGTGGATCATGGCGGTGCGTTGGTTGTCGTTCATTGTATCAGGCAGCAAGGTGAGCAGGGGAACCGCAGGAACGGTAGAAGTCTACCATGCGCTCCGCTTCCTCAAGGGTGGGGAACCATTGCGAGCGCCACTCACAGGCATTGTAGGGGACCTGGTAACGGACTTCGTAGCGGATCAGTGCCATTGGGTTCGTTTGAACTGAGATCAGTATAAGGGGTCAGGGGGGCAGGTCTACGGGGTGTGTGCCAGTTCAAAAGGTGGCACACGGGCGGCTGACCCCAGTATACCTAACTCCTACGCTGCCACGTTAAACCGACTGTTGTTGAAGTTAGCGTTAGAAAAGACCTCACGATTCACGAGTTTGAACATACCAAACTCATTGGTCATGACATAACCTTCTGCATCGATTCGGTTGCCGTAGAGATAAGCAGCAGGACCATCATTGCGGCAGAGGAACAGGCAGTCATCTTTGATCGACTTCACCAATGCCCACAGACGCAGCAGGTTAGCATCACATTCAAAGTCATCAGGATTCACTTCTTCACCAGCACGAATGCAGGCGTTGATTTGCTGTTTGATCTTTGCCGCTTCTTTATCAGAAACAAACTCACATGCAGTAGACATTTGACGAGCAAAATCTACAACCTCTTTCACATCAGCGAAGGACTCCTGATTGTACAGGATGTATGCATTCGGTTGCACGAACTTCACCGTGTCAGTATCAGTCCAGATGCTACGATCAGGCATTGCCACAGCGTCACGAAGATCGCTCTCAGCATAATAGCAAGTGTGCGGAGCGATGATAATTTGCTGGGAAACTACATCGGGAAACTGATACGTAATGGTGTTGGGAGTGTATTCGGTATCACCACCGAACCCGATGAAATCGCCCTGATAGATGGTTTCAAAACGGGGCAGATAATCGAAGCAAGCGTGAAGAATACGTGCAACTTCGCCCTGATAGAAGAGATCGATCTCCTCATGATTATGGGCGATACGAATCTTTTTCTTGTTGAATACTGCTTTGGTTCCTACAAAGAACTCACCGTTGGCAGGGTTAGTTCCCCACACGATTGCAGGAGCACCATCAATCTTCACGCTCAGATTGCCCTGAGCAGTGAACCAATCAAGACAGGAAAGATCACCCGTGAGGATGGTATCTTCGGGGTGTTCGAGGTGTGTGTTTTTCATACTGTTAGTATTGCACGAAAAAAGGGGAGTCGCAACCCCCCTTGTGCCACCTGTTCAACTGTCACTCCAGCAGGTCGGGATAGTAAGACTCAACCTCTGAAATCAGTTCCTCATCAGTATAACTGGTGAGATTTTCTTCCATCTGGTCACCAACAATACGCATCAAATCTTTGGTGCTCATGTTGTCAAGCAAACGGTCGATGTATGCTTCAACCAGTGCTTCACGATCAAAAGTGTTAGTCATTTCAGAACTCATCAAGACAGTGGCGGTAGGTTTGATTCAGACGAATGAGAATGTCATCCCAGAACTCTTTATCCTCATCATCATTGTACTGGTTGTTATCTTCAACCAAACGAATCAGATTGTTAAGATCGTCGGGTGTGAGATAGTTCATCAGTAATCGTAATTAGCGTTCAGGTACTCATTGACATCGAACTTTTCATCACGAAGTTCAGGAATGTCGAGGTCAAAAATCTCACCAGGAGCATCTTGAATCTCAGACCAGAGTTCATCAAACATGGTGTGTCTCTCAGGGACGAATGTAATGTATCAGGGATTGAGGTGCTTTACAAGCGCCGATGTGCCAGTTCTCAGATCGTCACACCTCATTCATAACTTTAAGACGACGAATGATATCATACACTTCCATATCATCCATGTCGATGTCGTTCATATCAACGGGAGCGAATTCTTCGAGGTTAACATTACCATTTGCGTAGATCGGAGCATAATACAACTCATCGCCATCTTCCTGCGATAAAGTATACACACAACCGTGATTGGTGGAAGTGAGAAAAATCATTGGAAATCTCAGGAACGAATCAAACATAACCCACCACGTGGCAGCTATCAACCCCTACTGTGCCAGTTCTCCAATTGGCACATACTAAGTCTCATTCTCAATAACGAAGGTCTTATTGAGAATATGTGCCAATTTCCAAACTGTCACATTAATCGAACGGATCGAATTCTTTCACCCTACAGTGGATATCTTCCCCTGGTTCGAGTTGCAGTAATTCCCGCCAATCAATAATATCTAGATCTAGATCATCATAACACATGATGTCCAGTGTAACCTGTACGATACGCTTCTGTGCTAACATGAGGTCTAGATGTGTATGTGTACTAGATTATATCATGCATAATGACGATATGCAAGACCTTCGTAATCTTGCCCATCACGTGCATAATCCTCGTCGAGCTCACGTGCATCTAGTGCATAATACTCTTCGAGATCGTATGAGTAATCTGATGCATATGTGTAGTCGAGATCGTAGTCGTCGTACATAGCTCGTCGAGATTTGATGAACGTATGAGTATTGTAGCATAAAGCTAGTCGAGATGCAATATGAACTAGATATGGAGCTCGACTAGCTTCTAGTACATATATATGTGAGCTCGACTAGATTTATTATGATATGCTGATGTTTCGACTAGATCTAGTGGTGCATAAGAGCTAGACTAGATTTTAGCACGAACTCATAAGAATGTCAAGTATTATAAGTCTTATGTGTGGGTCTCGGAGTATTTTCGCGTTCCGTGGGGGTTGACAACTGCGCGTTCTTATGGTAACGTGCTTAGCTTGCATAAGGCAGAGGGGTTTATAAGGATTCAAAAACATTAAAGATATTCTCAACAATATACTCAATTGATTCTCAATAATATCAACTTTATTGAGAATATTATAAAATACACAAATATATTTAATTTAAAGTTAGGTTAAATGTACCTCCGAATACATAATCTACAAAATTCGGTATTGTATAGAATATATTTCTCATAGTATACTATAAATCACATTTCACTATATACTATACACTTTGTTACACCATACAATAACAATGTCCAGAGGCATCATTTATCTCATTCTTAACAAGCAAACAGGTGAAAAATACGTCGGAAACACCACACTTGCGATGAATAAAGAATGGGTACACCACATAGACCGTTCCAAGAGAATGTCTGCAGAACCCTTACATAAGGCATTTCGTCAGTATGGTGTGCATAACTTTATGATTAAAGAACTGGATGAATATGATGATACCTGTTTAGAGAGTAAACTGAATGAATGGATAGACAAATATAAACCTGAATACAATCCTATAAAAGAAAAAGAAATTATACAAGAGAAACCAAAACCTATTCCGACACCTGTTGTAAAAGAAAAAAGAAACTATAATGCAGATAACTTAAAACCATTCAATGAACACACTCGTGGTAATGGTAAACATCTTGGGTTAAAGATAAGAGGAAAGAACTTACAAACTGGTGTGTGTAAAGACTATGATAGTGCAAGAGATGCGGCAATAGATGTGACAGGTAATCCGAATGCAAATGGAAATATACTAAATGCTGCCCGTAAGTACCGCATTGCCTATGGTCATCGGTGGCAGATCTTAGAAGACAAGAATAAGAAAAAAGCGGTATTTGGTGTCAGTAAAAAAACCGAACTCATTGAAGTTCGGTATGAATCAATTGCCGCTGCTGTGAGAGATCTTGGTGGCTCAGCATACAACACTGATATTGTAAGAAGTCTACGCAACCCTGGGCGTTATAGTTGGCGTGGTTACTTTTGGTTCTTTGGTTGAAGTCGGGGCTTAAAGTTTCTCATACCCTTCGGTTCAACGATACCAAAGGTATCTATAAGAATTCACTTTTTGACCTCTTGTGTCTTATACGGAACTCTACCAGTCTCGTTATACATCAGAATATCATACTTAAACTTACATTCCAGTGGTTTTTGATTGCACAGTTTTAGTGTTTCGTTAATTGTTGACTGATGTGTAATTGGACCAGAGAGTGTGTACCCAATGATTGCGGATAGAAGACAATAAACAGGTATCAGAATACTGGAAGTATTTCTGAGTCTGTGTATCCTTGTTTCTTCACGTGTTGTTCCCATAATGATGCATCCTCAATGTTATAAAAAATTGCGGTTTGTTTGCTGATTTTGTTCTTCTTGGATTTGAAGTATACAACTTGGTATTTCATCGTCATTCCAATGCCTTATGACGCCTGCAATAATGAATAAGTTAGTAAGAAGATAAGTACCGAATATAACAGTCCGTATACCAGCAATGTGATCTGATTCTCTGTCATTTTTCGTCGCTTTCTCTCCAATCGCTTTCGCCCACAGTCTCCACAACGTTTTTTTCTTCTTCATACACAGATTCTCTTGATTTGATATAAGTAAGTTCCTTCCACTGATTATTGTAACATAAAACCATCAAGCGATCATTGCGATGAATTGAACACGCTTCGTAATTCTCTTCATTCTTTGGTTTGACGCCTATCTCAATCGTAATGTATTCTTTATCCGTAAAGTACACCCAACCTTCAATATGAGGTTTCCATCTTACATAATCATTGACCTGTGGTTGATAACTCATACAAATGCAGATTCAAGTGGAGTTTGCTTTGGAATCATTGCAGAATACGGAGTCGTGCTCTCTATGTCCACCGATTGTCCAACACTTTTGGAGTTGATGGGGGAATAATAGGTTCTTGTTTTGGTATTATAGAATCCCCAGATACAACGAACCTCATCACCAAGATTGTAATCAAACCGACGCTGATAATGAATCCAGATAGCAATAACATTGCGTTTAAACTCTGTTTGCTCATAATACATTCCTTTCGGTGGTTTGTGGGGAAATTCAAGATTCACGGACAGCGCGAAGGTAGTTTGGATTGTATCCTCTTTCAAGATAGATTTGAAGTCTTTGATCACACTGCTCTTTCGTCAGTTGTTTTGCATCCTCTTCAATCAATTCCCAACCGTGAGAAAACATTTCTTCAATGCGATAGAGTTGCGTCACGTTGTAAATGCCTCCAGAATGCCAGACTCGTAATCATCCTGCAATGCAAACTTTTGAGCACTGACAACCTTTGGCATAATGCGATCTTGATACTTTTCATCAAACGATTGTTCCTCTGAAAGAAGAGTGAACGCTTCAGTATCAGACTCAGCAATTAGATTAATGATTCCACCATACTCAGAAGATGGAAACGGAACCCAGTAATCAACAATATAAAGATATTTCATTGTATGAGATAAATTACTCGGTCATTTTAGAAGAATGTTCAAGATTTGTCAACTGTCTCTTGAGTTCAGTCCGAATCGGAATCAAATGAGAATACAGAAATTGTTGATACTCATTTCCTTCAAGTAAGGAGATAAGATTATCAACTTGTATCAATCCCAGAACCAATTTGTTTTGCGTGTTCATACAAACTCCTGAATGTAATAGTCTACAGTAATCTCCAATTCTGCTGCTTTTTGTTCATAAAAGAGATCAGTGTAATTTTTTGCTTCTTCCCACTTTTGAAATGAATCAATTTGCTCTTCAGAGTGTTTCATAAAATCAGAGAATGCTTTCAGGAATTGAGTAATGTCTTCGTCGTTCATTTCAGTTGCTCTTGATTTGTTCCATAATAAGCATCAAACAACTTTTGGTCACGTTGTGCAAGAAAAGCATTGTATCCAAAGAAAGCAATCAGAAACACAATACCAACAAAAATATACTTAGAGGAAAGGTTCATCCGCACTCCAGGTCGTAAGAAACAGCAAAAGTCATTTCAGCAATAATTTTTTGATTTAAGTTATAAACATCATAACGGATTTCTTTTGAAAGTTCATTCCAGTCAGAGTGCTTTGTAAGAATGTTTAGCATTGCACCCAATTCAGCAGTTGAAAATGCCATCAGCAGGCACCATAGAAAGGATTGCCAAGTTGAGGCAGATCGGAGTTGTCACCAGTTTCAGTGTAACCAAGCGCCAGACGCTCACGAATCGCAAGAGTCTTTTCAACGCGATTCAGAAACTTCTTGGAGATTTGGTCCACACCTTTCCAAGACAGAACCTGCAAGCACCACTCCTGACTGATGTCTCCATAGGGGGTCTTCACGGGATAGTATCCGACCAGCATGGTGCCGTCTTTGGACTGGAGAGTAGGGAAGGTGGTCATTGGGTGTCTCCCGATTACCTCTGTATTATAGGTCAGAAGGACGGCACCACGTCGTTGCGTAGGACAGTTCCTGAAGTGTCCATCTGCTCGAATACCGTGTAAAGTTTGTTATACAGTGCTGGCACACTTCCATATTCCCGTGCAATTCTATTTTCCTCACGCAGATTCAGTTCCTGCAGCGCAGATAGAATCACACCAATTTCGTGAACATTCAGTTGTACATTTGCTTCGATCATTGTCATCAATCCCAAGAAACGTTTTGAAGTAGAAAACCTGGCATCACCAGTGACCAAGCACCCTGCTCACCAGAACCAGCAACTTTATATTCCCACTTGTAGGCAAACTTATTATGACTATCCCAAGTCATAAAACCTTTCTCTTTATCAAACCAGGATTTAATGGTCAGACTAAACCGATTGGAGTAAATATTGCGAGTTCGCAATGCTCCACCAGATTCACGGGTTTCAACCACTTTGCAGGTATCAAATTGAGCCTGCAGACCTGAATCTAACGCACAGGGAGTTTCATACACAAATGGGCGATAAACTTTCGGTTTTGGTGCAGTCTGTGCCAACGCAGGAGAGGCAAACAGAAGAGCAGTCAGCAATAGAAGTTTTTTCATTCTTCAGATTCATCAAGTGCAAGTTCAAGATAATTGTATCCAATTGTCTTCCGTCCTTCATGAGTTGCAGTGTCAATTTTCACACCTTCGCCCATCAGTTTATCGATACGACGATTTGTTGCATCGTTCATTTTGGTTGTCCAATAGTAACTCATTTGATTCCTCCATTTTTGTTATATTCTATCATATATTTGCGAGCAGCGTAAGCCTCAAACTCAGTTGCAAATGATGCAATGGTTCTGTTGGTATCCGTCCAGACCAGATACCAACGATTCGCAAACTGTTTGATAAAAATAGGTTTAGTATGAGTTGTCATAATCATCATCAAAAAACGATGCAACAAAGGAAATTGCAAGAAATAAGAAGAATAAGGATACAGCAGCAATTATGATTGTCATACAGAAAGACTCACATCAATCTCTTTGATATTCAGACCACACAGTTGCTCATAGACACGCTTGCAGATGATGTCAGTTGCTTTCTTTGCTTTGGACTTCTCATACCAGACGGTGCAGAGACCATCAAAGGTTTCAACACGAATGCGATAGTTTTTCATCAGTTTGGGAATTGAAGTTTGTACTTATCGATCAGAAGATCACGGACAAGTTCGCGGTCAACACTATCACCACAGAACTCTTGCCCTTTGATCTTAAGAATGCGAATCAGATCCTTTGTCGCTTTGCGAACAACGGTCAGAGTGGCACCCATCGGATAGATGCCATCTTTGCCATAGAAAGAAAGAACGTAATCGTAGAATTCAGTCATTTCAGTCCTCAGGATAGAGTTTCCAACCATCAGGGAGAATGCCCATTTCTTCACATCGCACCTCATAAACAATGCGTTTCAGAAGTTGCAGCGGCATTTCATTTTCAATCTTTTTCTGAATGGTGCGGCGGAGTTGTGCGTCCTGTGTAGTGTCGGTGACCATTGCGGTTCCCTTGATTACCTTCTTATTATAGGGGAAGAACTGCCTCGCTGCTAGTTGTCTGTGCCAGTTTGGAAGGTGGCACAGTGAGTTCTTCCATTATGATTTGTTTTGGTAGAAAGTTCCAACAGTAATAACTGCTGCTGAACGTGATCTTATCATTTGGACGACCATCAGGACTATGAAACTTCATTCGCTTATCAAACATCAGTAACTGCAGATCCTTGTCCTTAAACAGTTGCTTTGGTGCAGAATCATTTAACCAAGTATTGGTCATAATCAGAGCAAATGGTTTGCCAAATGATAGTGCTCGCTCAAAGAACTTTCGCTTGTTTGTAAATGGTGGATTAGATACAATCACATCCCATTCAAAGTTTGGATCATATGTTAGAAAGTCTTGACCCGTTGAAATGTGTGTTGAAATGACTAAATTTTGTGCTCCAATCTGCTTGACAAATTCACTCTCTTTGGTATCAAATGGGCACCATACCTTTGCATCTTTAGGAATATATTTGAGAATGGGTGCTACACCGTAGTTTGGTGTGTAACATTCATCATTATTTCCTTCAGAATACATCAGTTTGCTGCTGTTCAGGTTCTTAACCATCTCATACCACCATCAAACGATTTGGAAGATATTTTATCACATCCTCCTGCAATTCACAACCATTCTTTTCAGACAGATACTCGATGTATAGGGTTTCTTCCTGCTCCCGTGCCTCTATTTCGTGTGGTTGATGCCAATAGTCGTACTTTTCGACAGGTTCTTTAGAATAACACAATTTTCCGTATCGGAACCGCAGCGAACCGACTACCCACTGGCGCAGGTGGACCAGTTCGTGCAAAAGAGTTTTTATATACAACTCCTCATCCATATGGGTGTTGAGTTCAATCAGAAACTCACGTGGACGACGTGATTCTCCCACATAATCACAATAACCATAAACCTGCTCACGACGCAGACCACGATGGAGAATCTCCACCTCAATCTTATGGCGTGGCAGAAACCTATTCAGAAACCAAGTGGTAACGTCCTCACAGAGGCGTTTAGAATAACCGTATCCAGAAATTTGAACGTAAGACATTGACCCCAGTGCAAAAACCAAAGGAATGATGAAATAAAGATCAGTTTGTCAGTCGTAGTCATCAGGTGTTTCAATTAACTTTCCAACGATTACTGCAACAGGAATAGAAAGTAAAATCCATAAAAGTATCCAAGTCATCGGGCAATGATGTCCAGAGATTCCAACAGCATCATAGCAAGTTCCACCTGGTTGTCCTCATCAACCACAGGGATGTTGGCATCCACAAACTCACTTGCAAGTTCGTGAAGCAACTCACACATTCTCTCATCGGCGTGTGCAAAGGTAGCAAACTCAGACTTGAAACCGTTGCACAGAAGGCGCAGAGACTTGGTAACGGTCAGGTTGTTGATGGTGTCGTTCATTGCGGGTGTGTTGAACATAAGGTTATTATAGGGCATCTGGGGTGCTGTGAAGCACCCCCTGTGCCAGTTGTTGAAGTGGATCAACGCAGGTACAAATAAGAACCTGCCCAGTCAGCATGTTGAAGCAACCATTCACGCTGCTCAATAATGCGAAGATCGTAGCGAACACCTTTGGCAGGTGCTTTCCAACTAGCAGACTTATAAACTTGACCAGTCTTCTTATCCACAAAAGCGTGAACAGAACGGGAACCGTTCGCATTCATAATGATTTTGTGATACTTACGACCCGTTTCAGGGTAGAACTCATAATCACAAGTGCCTTCCTTCAGTTTAGCAATACAAGCATCGTGATACTCTTCATTTTCAGTACGAAGTGCGTGAGACCGAATGCTGTAATCGATGTAGTTCTGGCGCAGTGCCTCACAGAGAGCATAGGTATGCCCCAGAACAGCAGCAGCGATGTCCTTCCGCGCTTCAGCAGCGGCAGCGTAGTCGGCAAAGGTAGTGGTCATTGCTTGGTTGCGTATGAACGTATTATAGCGGCATCTAGGCGCCGCTGAGAGGGTCAGTATGCCAGTTCAGAATCTGGCACCCAGTAGTCGTCATTCTCCAAGTATCCCATCCAATCTTGGGGGTCAGACTCATACATTGCGATTTCCCGCAGTTCATCAATCAGTTCAGACAGATCCATAAGAAACCCTCAGATACTTGAGTATTATAGCAGAAAACCCGCCTTGTGGGCGGGTCTTGTGCCAGTTTTCAGACTGCCAGTGCGGCAGAAGGAATCTCTACAACTTCAGGCAGTTTGCTGTCATCAAACTGGTGCATATCATAGCACACCCACTCACCAGCACGGAAGACGTAAGCATACTCTTCACTGTTATTGGGCAGAAGATATTCACACAGGTCAGCATCAAGGCGAGGAGGGCAATTCTCACCGCGCTGAGAGTAGTATTGAGGACCATATTCCTCAACCTTATTAGGATAAGAACCCCAACGGTCTCCAGTCCAACGCTCATTAGTCCAACAAGTGCTCATATCGCCACCATCAATCAGTTCGGCAGCAAGTTCTTTGCTATTATAGTGTGTCTTCAGGATGCGACCCAACCATTCGGGATAACCATCCCAGTGGTGGTAGGAAGACAGGATAGAACCATCAGCAAGTTCAAGACCGATGCGAGCGCGGGTTGCCATGAGGCGTTTCGTCGATTACCCACATATTATAAGGGGTCCCCAGTGCCCCGAGAACCCCCTGTGTGCCAGTTTTTCAACTGTCCTCAGTCGTCATAAACTCTACACTCTAATGCGTTAGGATTGGCATCACAATAAAGTTCCAGAGGAGTAGGGTCGTGCGAATCTTCTGGATGATGCTCTTTATAAACTTTAAGAGCTTCCAATTCTTCTTCTGTATGTCTCCGTGCCTGTGGAGAAATTGTTGGGTCATTCAAAAGTTCTACGTCTTTTTGAATGTGTTGATCGATATTGTCCATTGGAATACAAAACGTTAAGGTTATTTATTGGAAAATAAAAAGTTATTAATATATTCGTCAGCAAAATCTTTATTAAAATATGATTTTAAAATTCCATATGCTGGATCATTGGTTTTCATATAAGAATTATATTCATTTTGTTGTTGCTCAAATGTAATAATATTCTTTTCTTCAGAATATAAACATTTTTTATATTGATGCAGAAAACATTTTAACATTATTTGGTATTCATCATAAAAGTCTTCTGTTTCTCTTCTAACCCAGAGTTTCTCGGAGAAAAATTTATTTAAATCATAAACATTAGTTCTAATTTCTTTCTTATCTGGAAATATGTCTAAAAATTTTAAATATTTTTTATTATCTGTAATTGGGTGAAAATCAATTGCCCCAAAATACCTCTTGGAACCTATTTTAAGATATTCTGTACCAAAAATTGGAGTTTCATAATGAAAATCTGGATAAATGACTAGACTTTCGGCATAAAATTTAGATTCAACTTCAAATTTACAAAATCTTATCTTATGACATCGTTCTGAATCACAGATATAGGATTTTAAAGATAAATGATTTTTCTTTAAATTTGTTTTTACGATTACATTGGTCAATTCAAAAAATTCAGCAACAATATGATCAATCATTTTACTCACTTAAAGAAGATCCTCTCCAATTTTTAGGTGGTGGTGGGTCACACTTACCTTCAAGTGAACGAACCATTAACTCAGCAAACTTTTCCATTTTTTCTGCAGAAACTGTTTGTGGAGCATAACTAATTGCCTCTTTGAGAGCAACAAGTTCATCCCATTCTTCTTTTGTAAGAACTTCAGTGCCAGTTTTTGCGAGAGTCATACTTTCCTTGCGTTGTGTCCCAATATTAGCATTCCAATACATTACTATCTAGAAACTTAATGTTTTCTTTGGGATCACGTTACATTACTTAATGAAATTATCAAGATTGTCTAGATCATCTCTGAGTTCTTTCTCTTTTTTCTGATCGTGGTAATAAGACCAAAGAGCATTGTGAATATCCATCAGATGATCAACCCAGAAACCTGTAGGGTAGATTCCAAGTGTATCTTGAAGACCACGATGACTAGTTCCTTGTTCTTCTGCTTTACACATAATGTAGCAGATTGCCTGGACCATATCAAGTTTGTCTTCTTCAGAAAGCATAAAATACTTTCCTACTGCTCGTTGTTTTGCCTCTTCATTTGCTTTTTGAAGTTGCTTACAAGCATCAGAATCCCACCATTCTTGCCAAGAATTTTTCTTTTCAGTCATCTTTACCAAAGATAGTGCCAAAGAAACCAGAGTCACCTGGTTTTCGATTCTCCAATTTATCAAGAATCGCATCAGTACTTTGAAGTGATTCAATGCGATGAATAAGGTCTGCGATTACACTACAAACCATCGGGCGTTCTTGACGGGCAGCGTATGCTAATGCATTACGCAGTGCTCCTTCTGCCTCTTTCAGTGATTCTTCAACAGATTGTGATAATGCCATTACTTAACCTCACTTTTAAACAAATTGTGATAATAAAGAATATCTGGATTCTCTAAATCTTTACAACGGGGATAATAGATGCCGTCTTTATAACAACCATCTTTTGGATCTTGTTTATCGTATTTTAACACATAATTGGGTGGTTGTCTAAAATTGCAGAGTTCTCCTTGTTTTGTCATAAAGTTTTCAAAACAAAGTCCAGCAACAAATGGAGCAAGAAATTGAAGTGTATACATCAACACTCATCCATTCTAATTGCCTTAGGAACTTTTTCAAGGCGATAAGAACCATCACCTAGATCCACCCACTCAATTTCATCACCTTCTTTCAGATTTACTGCTTCCAGAAGATCTTCAGGAAACGTTATGCAATATTCATCTTGATCAGTGTCTTCATCTCTAACTTCTTCAACAGGAAGAACCCATTTTTTGACTTTATCCTGTTTCATCACAATTTTCTCATCAGATCCTACTTTGCGTTTGGTGACTGTTTTTCCACCATCGGGAGACTCATAAACCCATCCCGATTCAACTTTTAAACGAGTTGAATCATTTCTGGATACTTCTGGGTCTGGTGTCCACTCATATCCACCCGATTCACGAATTGTCTCAATTTCTTTATCAATATCTCTTTGAGTAGCACTTGGTCGAACGTTTTTATAATATTCCTCTGGATAATAAGTTTCTTCCCAGAAATCATTCCAAGCATTTTGACATTCTGGGGATTTATCGTCTTTGTCGCAAGATAGGGGTTTATCTTTGTTTGCAATTAGATACTCAAGATCACTATGACCCCAAGGACGCATACCATCATCCACACTTTCATCTTTCACAGGACGATGACCACTCAGAAGTTCCAGAAGTCCAGAAGCACGACTAATACAATCTTTATGATAATAATAATCTTCACGAACTGCTTCACGGATCGCAGAATAAATTTCGTGCGGTGAAGCATCACTATTCATCGCATCGTGAACCCACTCTTGGAGTTTTTCAAGCGAATACTTTTTGTAATCAGAGGTCATTGAGGTAGTCTTTGATTGCTTGTTCCATAATAACCTGAATCTCCTTGGAAGTCAACCCATTCAACCAAGACCAATTTGGGTCTTCCTTGTCCCATCCCATTGTATAAGACCCATCTTCATTTTGTGTTATCTTAAGACTATCAGCATTCATCGCAGTCAGTATCCTTGTGTTTCTTACGAATTTTTTTAAGTTGTTTCAGTTCTTCCTTAATCATCTTATAAGCAGTTTCAGAGTCAATCTTATCACCCAACTCAAGGGCAATAATAATATCTACTCGGGTACCAAAATGTGCGAGTGCTTTTTCAAAACAATCTAAATCATACATCGTAATCAATCCTACAACGTTCGGCAAGAATATCTATACGAGCATCCAAAGAGTTCTCCATACGATAGAGTTCGTTGGTCAGTTCCACATTTTCTTCTTCCAACTTTCTAACTTTATCTTCAAGTTCAACCAGACGATCATAAACATCGTCCATAGGAACATTTGGTTTAAGTCCCCATTTTTTATGAAACCAATAAGGATCACTCATAATACACCAACCTCTTTCAAATAGTTTCTATATCTCATAAAACGATTCCAGTTTGGTTGACCCTGAACATCCAATTGATGACAGATTTCACAGTAGCAGAGCCACTCATACCAAGGAGTTGTAGGATCTAATACGTGATATGGATAATCAGAGTTTTCCACCTACTTCCGACTCATAAGTTTTGGATTCAGTGAAACCTTCCTGCCGTCCTTTAAGATAAAAATGTGTCGCTGAGATACACTGCTGTTCAGTGAGAGACGTGATAAGTCCGTTTCCATCTTTATCAGTTGAATACCATAGTCCATACTTTTTTTGTTCAACGTAGAAGACATCATCAATTAGTTTCTTTTCCATCTTTCTTAATATCAGGATGGGGAGCATAGAGTGGACCTTCATAATTGCCAGCAAACTTGGTCAGTTCTTGAATAGCAGTTACAACTTCTTGAGTTTCTTCCCATTCAAAAGTAGTTCCTGATTTTGTAGTATAAGTGCGTGTTGTCATAGAGTAATCCAGCGTTCGTTTTCAAGAGTCCATTGAGTCACTTCAGAAATACGCTCACGAACTGACTTCTGGGGAACCCATCCCAGTTGTTTCATTTTATCACCATCCAAAGCATAACGCAAGTCGTGACCAGGGCGTGAAGAGTGAAAATCTACGAGTTCATAACTCAATTCTCTTCCTTGGGATTTGGCAATGATTTGTGCCAGTTCCAAGTTGTTGAGTTCTTCCGAACCAACAATGTTAAACTTAGGGCATTTAGCGTTACCCCAAGCAGGTTCAAACTTACCCTCATAATTCAGCAAGAAAATAACAGCAGATGCAACGTCTTCGGCGTGAATGTAATGACGTGAACCAGGAATAGTTCTCGTAGAATCACTATGAATCGTTACAGTTTCACCATCACGAATTCTACGAATACACATTGGAATGTATTTTTCAGGATGCTGACGCTCTCCAAACACATTCATCGTGTGTGTAACATAAACGGGAAGACCATAGGTATTCTCATATGCTACTGCCAGTTCTTCACCACCTGCTTTTGTAGCACTGTATGGGTTAGTTGAATTGTAGCGATCATTCTCTTTATACTTGATGCCATTTGGTGCAGGACCAAATACTTCGTCTGTGCCGAAATAAATGAATCTTTCCAGATTATCTTGAGTTCTTGCAAATTCAAGAATGTTACAAGTAGCAACAACATTATCAAGAACAAATTCCATTGGATAGAGAATACTTCTATCTACGTGAGAACCTGCAGCAAGATGGAGAACATAATCTACTTTACCAATTTCTGATTTAATAAGAGGATTCAGTTCTGCTTTAAGATCGTGGTGAACAATCTTAACCCTTTTACGAACCTCGGGATTAAAAGAAAGCATTAAATCGTGAAGACGGTTAAGATTACCACTGTAGTCCAAACGATCTAGTGTAACAATTTCCCAATCTGTATTTTTTAATACTTGTCCAATTAGGTGATGAGCAATAAAACCTGCTCCACCAGTAATAAGTGCTCTTTTAACCATAATCACTCTTCAAATTTATAACTGAGTTTAATATCTTTCTTTTTTAGTTTGTACCGTTCAATGTGCTTTTTACGGTGGTCTTCAGATTGAAAATAGCACTTACGGGTTTCATTTCCATCTTTATAAACTAACTTCCAGGGAAACTGGTCAAAGGGAAATTCTTCGGTGTAGTCCATCAGGTAGGTTGCTCAGCACGTTGAGTATAGACGGAATCAAACAGTTCGTCAAGTATTTCACCACACTCATGATACTCTTTACTGTCAAGGATGGTCTTTTCAAACTGATAACGACGAACTGCGGTGAAAATCAGTTTATATTGTTCGGGAGTAAAGTTCATTACATTTCTCCAAGTGTATGAATAACAGGTTTTTCGTGTGCTAAGATGCGGTAAAGATCTTCGTTTTGTGCTGCTGATATGGGGATAAACTCCGTCTTATCATCAAACTCATCATCACGAATTGCT